CACACCTCCTGTGTCGACTTCCACTGTAACGTCACCAACGAGTTCTTCATTGGCGATCCGAAGACCTCCGCGGCGGGTGTTGCTTCTACGGGGACCAACAGTACGGTTGACCGTTCCATAAGTAGCGGGTTGGCGTTTGCCAACTGCACGCTGCTTCCCTTTGGCCATCTCTCTCCACCCATCAATCGCTCACGATTGCCTGGCCTGCTACTCACAAGGGCGGTGGCGTAACTCACCGGGAATATCTTCCTGTTGCCCATGGGACCCGACCCCTAAGGGCCGGGTCAAACCTCCATGCCGTAGTCGACCGCTCTGAGAACATAGAATCCTGGGTCGTGCAACAGTCCAGGGAGAGGCGCTGATGAAATCAGGGCCTCCATCCTCTGGATGTCTACTAGACTCAGACCATATCTGGTTTCGAAGGCCCAAAGAGCCTCCTCCCGATCTATTGTTCCCCCCGTCAAGACAGGTTTATGCTGATCAACGGATTCCTCGAACAGGCGTCGGGTCGTTTTACGGACCGTCATGCGCCATATAAATTCGCCCAAAATGGGGTAGTCCCTTGGCACAGGACCATAGGAATACGCCAGAGCTGCACTAAGCTCTGGATACGTATCCGTCTTACGCATTCTCCTAACCTTGCCGAGTTTAAGCACGGCAGAGGGTAATGGGTACCACCGCAACAGCCCTGTTGCATCTCGACGCCACCACCCTCTCAGAAAAGTCGCCATCCCTATATCGCGATGCTTCTCTACCTTGACTGTGAAGCCAAGTTCAGCCATCCGAGAGACATAATCTCCCTGGACGGCATATAGAAAAGCCGCAATATGGGTCAACGAATTTGCCACCGTTGTTATAGAAATTCCAGTGGCCATCTGAGGGGGGGCTTCGCCTCTGATCACAACACCCTCTTTTCGTCGATTAATCCGATACGGACCTGCCATACTCTGCCACCAGAGATCAATGACTTCGCTCGGAACACCCCACATCCGAAAGATCCCAAGTATAGTCTTGAGACTAGCTTCCGTATGCGAATGGTCGAACTTAGCAAAGTCCGTCTCCCAGACAGAATATTCCCGCCCGTCCCGGAACACGACTAAGCCATCATCTCCACTGAGAACTAGGGACGTGTAGGTATCAGCGGCGACGATCTGGCCCACCCTGCTCAGACCGTCTTGGTTTAACCCGCTGGCAAACCATACCCGCACTACCCCAGCCTCCAGTGTGAATGTGCCGCCGTCGAACAACTCATGCATCTTCAAAGCTATCGTGCGGGCCCAATGCAGACCATGCACGTGTGCTATCGGATGTAAGTTGCAGATAGCCCGGGGCTTCAGACCCTCCCGTTTGATCGGCAGTGTCTCGTCAGTCTTGACGAAATACGTGATCGCTCGGGAATGGTATGAAGGACCCTGGGCCCTTTCAGCGACAGCATTCTCCATCCGAGCTCGTTTGAATGAAGGCATAGCTGCAATAGCTTCCTTCAAGCTCACAAACTCGGTGAAAGATGACTGCCAGAGCGTCCGGAGAACCCTGCGAAGATCTCTCCAAGTGTCAGCAACCGCTTGCAGGTCCATTCCCGCGTGAGGATCCGCATGCTTTCTGGTGTATAAGGCCACCAGGAGGTTGCGGAGGCAGTTACGTGGGGCGAACAAGTTCGCGGTTGTAGCCAACACTGGATAGACCCCTACAGGGTCCCCCAGATCGCTCAGAGGACCGCTGATGAGCTGGCTTAGAGAGGTATGGTCCTCAATCCCTCGACCATGTCGAGTAATTGAGATCCAACCTCGCTCGGGCTTTCCCTCGATGGTCCTGGTCGTAACGACAGTTGGGAGAGCCACGCCCGCAGGCCATGGCATGCTCCCCCAAGTTCCGTCGTAATCCCAAAGACCGTATCCCTGCAGATAGTGCTCACTGCAGGGTTCAAGAGAAAACCCATCGCCAGCCCTCCAGCGAGGACTGTTCCAAGGACCAATCGCCAATTCGTTGGTGCCGGATCTAGCGTCGGTGCTCGCAGGACCCTGATTTGACTCTCAGAGACGAGATGCCCCATCCTCATACGGAGCGCGCGGTCGACTGCGCGCTCACGCCCGAAGTATAAAGCTGCCAAGACCGTTCCTTCTCGGACCTCACATGCGAGGGCAGGAAAGCGTTCCTCCCACGATGCGAACCAGGGCAGAGCAGCCAGGCGCCTCGCAACGTCTTGCGAAACCCCCGATTGCCTATACCCAGTGGGTACGGTTGTCCGTACCTGAGATCCGATGGCCTCCGCTATCTCACGGTGGACCAGAATGGTCAAGGTGTCTGCACCAACATCAAGAATTGGCGGGATATCCACTCCGAGTCCCTGACAAAATCGTCGGAGAGGACCATAACCACCAACTTCTTGACGCACGATTGCTCCTTGGACAGAGGGGGCTGGACGCAGGCCGAGGCCTCCGACTGCTCCCACGCCCTGCTGAACGCTAAAGACTGTGTATGGCCCCACACAGCGAAAAATCGCTATGTGGAGAGGCCCAGCCGCACTGGTGGTAAACAACCAGTTAGCGTCAGGGTGCTTGGGATAGGCCGGTGTCCGAGAATCGGGATAAAACATAATCATCCCTTCCTCATCTCTCGCCCAGACCCCCTCTGTGTACCCATCACCATACACATCTGCTCCGCCCTCCCCAAAGAACCCGCGAACGACAACATAGCCCCCCCCAGTGGTGGTCATGCCACAGAGTCGTAGCAAAAATTCTGGGGTTAGAGGTTCGTTGCTGGCTGATGAATGGTAAACATCCATCAAAAAGAACCAGTCTATAGGCCGACCAGGCAGTGCGTCAAGCCTCCTCTGACGACGTGCTAGGTCCCCCCTCGTAAGGTAGGGTCCCCACACGTGCCAAGTTACCTGAACGGCACATCCGGGATGGGTCTCCTGCGGAAGCCACCGCTTAGCGCGGTCGCTACCCCACACGTCGAGCACAGTCTGGGACGACTGCTTAATGCTCAAAAACACAGCACGAAGAACTTCGTGGCGTGCAAGAGCAGCCCGCGCGTGTGGGTTGCGGGAAGACCTAAGCGGTCTGGTTGGGTAGCGGAAATGTCCACGATACCATTCCAGATCCTCGTCGGCCACAGCCAGTTGGACCTCACGTGCCCACTGGCTGATCGTTCGCGGCCTTTGTGGCCGGGAGCCGATGTGTTGTGGTACAATGGGAGCAGCCTGTGGGGTCCGCGGGGACGGCAACTTCCCCTTACCCGCAGGCTGGGCACCCGTCGGTGCCTTACCCGAAGCTACTCCAGTTGAGCTAGGGCCAGGATCCCCGTCACCGGAGTTCCCAGCCTTTCGCGCTGGAGCCTGCTTCTTCGTAGTCTTCCCC